CGATACAATCAAAATGGAATTGATGGACATTCTCAAAGGAGATTATGTCAATCCTCATGTATCAATCTGGTGGTATAAACTCGATTCTGTGGATGAAGTCCCCAATCCAAGAAAATGGCTGAAAGCAAACCCAAATATAGGAAAAACAGTAAGTTACGAGACATATCAAAGAGATGTCGACAGAGCTGAGAAAGCTCCAGCCGCTCGAAATGATATTCTTGCAAAACGTTTTGGTCTTCCGATGGAAGGCTATACATATTACTTCACTTATGAAGAAACTCTTCCTCATAGGAAAAGAGATTATTGGCAAATGCCATGTTCAATGGGCGCAGATTTATCGCGAGGCGATGATTTCTGTGCTTTTACTTTTCTATTTCCATTATCAAATGGTTGTTTTGGTGTTAAAACTCGAAATTACATTTCTTCGTTAACTCTAATGAAACTTCCAGCGGCTATGAGAGTTAAATATGATCAGTTTCGCGATGAGGGCAGCCTTATTGTACTTGAGGGTACTGTCCTTGACATGATGGAGGTTTATGAAGATCTGGACAACCACATTGTTGAATGCGGGTATGATGTTCGGAGTTTCGGTTATGATCCATATTACGCAAAAGAGTTTGTAGAAAGATGGGCGAGTGAAAATGGTCCGTTTGGTATTGAAAAAGTTATCCAGGGAGCCAGGACAGAATCAGTACCATTAGGTGAATTGAAAAAGTTATCGGAAGAAAGGATGTTGCTGTTTGATGAAGAACTTATGACATTCACGATGGGTAACTGTATCACACTGGAAGATACAAATGGAAACAGGAAACTATTGAAGAAGCGTCTGGATCATAAGATTGATGCCGTTGCCGCAATGTTAGATGCGTATGTGGCTTATAAAGCCAATAAAGAGGCATTTGAATAGATTACACTTTTGAGGTATCCAACGTAAAGCAAATCTAAATGGGTTGGGAGGGATTTAAGTGAGCCACTATTCGTGACGCTCGTACTTTGTTCTGTTAGCATCAAAGTATTTCGAATAGCTTACATACTGTCTGCGTTCAGAGCGTTCCATATAAGCCAGGCACTTTGGAAATTTCGGTTCCTTGTCGCTTGATGGCTTATAAAACTTGCCATAGTTAATCATAACATACCCCCAACCCTTTTAGATTTGCTTTACGCATACCACATATTGTAATTGATGATAGGCGAAATGCCAACATGTAGTAAATGGAGGTGAAAAATCAAAATGGAATTGTCAGTTGGTTCCAGGTTCAAAAATGCCTGGAATGCTTTTCGAAATCGAGAGCCGACAAAGGTGTTTCAAGACATTGGATATGGGTATTCATATCGACCGGATAGATTTCGTTTGACTCGTGGAAACGAGAGATCAATTGTAACATCAGTTTATAACCGAATAGCTTTAGATGTAGCCGCCATAGATATTCGGCACGTTCAGCTGGATGCCGAAGGGCAGTTTTGTGATGTTGTGCAAAGTGGACTGAATAATTGTTTATCAACAGAAACCAATCTGGATCAGACAGGACGGGCATTTATACAAGATGCAGTTATGTCCATGATGGATGAAGGTTGTATAGCAATCGTTCCAGTTGATACTGATGACGATCCAGACGATACGACGGGATACCAAATTCTGTCTATGCGAGTTGGTAGAATTCGAGACTGGTATCCAAAGCACATTCGCGTTGAATTATACAATGAAGAGACTGGACGAAAACAGGATATTGTTGTTCCTAAAAGTACAGTGGCAATCGTTGAAAATCCGTTATATGCGGTAATAAACGAACCGAATTCAACAATGCAGCGATTGATTCGAAAGTTGAATTTACTGGATGCTGTAGACGAGCAAAGTAGTTCTGGAAAGTTGGATTTAATCATTCAGTTACCTTACGTGATTAAAACCGAAGCAAGGCGTAAGCAGGCTGAAAAGAGACGAAAAGACATTGAGCAGCAATTAGCAGGTTCCAAGTATGGTATTGCTTACACTGATGGTACTGAGAGAATAACTCAGCTAAATCGTTCACTGGAGAACAACTTGATGAAACAGATTGAATATCTTACGAGTATGCTTTATAGCCAGTTAGGTATCACTCAGAGTATTCTTGATGGAACAGCAGACGATAAAACCATGCTGAATTATTACAACCGTACTATTGAGCCAATTATTGCAGCTATTGTTGACGAAATGAAACGGAAGTTTCTTAGTAAAACAGCCCGTTCCCAGAACAAATCTATTAAATTCTTCAGAGATCCATTCAAACTGGTTCCAGTTGCAGATCTTGCAGAAATCTCAGACAAATTCACAAGAAATGAAATCGCAACTTCAAACGAAATAAGACAGGTTATCGGATGGAAACCGTCTGATGATCCAAAGGCAGACGAGCTTAGAAATAGTAATCTCAGTCAGCCAAACGAAAGTCCGATTCGGGAAGAAAGAGACACAGGAGGTATTAATCAAAATGAAGTATGACTTTGGTGGCTGGGCCACACGAAATGATTTGACCTGCGCAGATGGTCGAGTCATTAAAAAAGATGCGTTTAAAGGGCAGAATGGAATGACGGTCCCATTAGTCTGGATGCACAACCATAATGCACCAGATAATGTTCTTGGATTTGCACACCTGGAAAATAGAGATGATGGGGTTTACGCACATTGCGAGTTTAACAACACTGAAGCAGGTCAGACCGCTAAAGAACTTGTTAGGCACGGTGATGTGCGTTCTTTGTCCATTTTCGCAAATCAGCTTAAACAGGCTGGAAGCGATGTTATTCACGGTGTGATTCGAGAAGTAAGTCTGGTCCTTGCCGGTGCAAATCCAGGAGCATTCATTGATGATGTGCTTGCTCATGGCGATGGGGAAAACGCAGGTATCATCGTTGGCTATGACGAGATGATTATGGGCTATCTCGAACATTCTGATGATGAAAAAGATCCAGAAAAACAGGATGAGGGTAAAGAAAATGGAGGCGACAGCGAAGAAACTGTCGAAGAAGTTTTCAACACTCTTACTGAAAAACAGAAAACCGCAGCATATGCGCTTATCGGACATGCTGTAGAAGATGGTGAGTCCGAAAACAATGACGATTCCGAAGGAGGAGATGAAACAATGAAACATAATGTGTTTGAAAACGATCAGCGCGACAACAAGACTTATCTGTCTCATGCGGACCAGGAAAGCATTCTTAAAAAGGCAAAGACAAGCCAGGTGGGAAGTTTCCAGACTGCTCTTGCGATGTATGCAGAGGATAATGCTCTTCAGCATGACGCCCTTGCAAGTGGATTTGTTCAGACTGGAGACGGTAATGTATCCCTGCTGTTCCCAGAATACAAAGAGGTAAGACCTGGGGCACCGGAACTGATTACAAATGACCAGGGATGGATCACCGCAGTAATGAACAAAGTACATAAGAGTCCAATTGCACGAATCAGAACCAGTCAGGTTGATATTCGTAATATCGACAAGCTCAGACCAAGAGGATATAAGAAAGGAAAACAGAAAATTCAGGCTGGTAACTTTAAGCTGGTCAGAAGAACTACAGATCCTCAGACTGTATACGTTAAAAATGCTCTGCATAGAGATGACATCATTGACATCACAGATTTCGACTATGTTTCCTATCTGTACAACATCGATCGCATGATGTTGAATGAAGAACTGGCTACAGCTATTATGCTTGGCGATGGTCGCGACGATGGCGATGAGGGCAAAATCGATCCAGAGCATATCAGACCAATCTGGACAGATGATGATCTTTATACAATTCACGTTGATCTGGACGTAGCAGCTGCTAAGAAAGAACTTCAGGGAACCAACACTGGAGCTAATTTCGGAGAGAATTTTGTCGTAGCCGAGGGAATGATCAATACTGTTCTGTATGCAAAAGAAAATTACAAAGGAACTGGTACTCCAGACGCCTTTATGACACCACATATGCTGAACCAGATGCTTCTTGCAAGAGATCTGAATGGCAGACGTATTTACGCGTCCAGACAGGAACTGGCTACTGCTCTTAATGTCGGCACCATCCATACTGTTGAGCAGTTCGAGGGCAAAACCAGAACTACATCTGACAATAAAAAGAAGGAACTTGTTGCCATTATCGCAAATCTTGCAGACTATTCCCTGGGTGCAACTAAAGGCGGTGAGATTGCTCACTTCACACAGTTCGATATCGATTTCAACCAGGAGAAATCTCTGCTTGAAACCAGATGTTCTGGAGCACTGACAAGAGTGTACGCAGCAATTGTAGTCGAGGAGGATGTAACAACAGCTTCTTCTGATACATCTAGTCAGGACACAGTAAATTCTCAGGGCTGATTTTAAAGGGGAAAATTCAAAATGGCAAAGTTTTACGGAACAATAGGATACATTCGAAACGTTGAAATAAGACCTGGCGTATATAAAGAAGAAGTTACAGAACGAAATTATTCTGGGGATTTGATTCGTAACATACGCCAGTTGGAAGCTTCTGACAAAGTGAATGACGATATTAATATTTCGAATGAAATCAGTATTATTGCTGATCCATTTGCCTATCAGAATTTTCATGCTATGAGATACGTTGAATTTATGGGTGCTAAATGGAAAATTCATAAGGTTGATGTTCAGTACCCTAGATTGACATTAATGGTTGGAGGTGTTTATAACGGAAAAGCGAAGACTACAACTTCATGAAATTTTGTGCCAGACGCTTGACAGCAGAAACGTCTATTTTCAACCTCCGGAAAACGTACGGATGAATTACCCAGCTATTGTATACAGTCTTGACGACATCGATCCTGTATATGCAAATGGCGGGGTTTATTTGTCCCCGATAAAGTATTCGGTGATTGTTATTGATGATGATCCGGATACCGAAATAGTAGGCAAAGTGTCTGCGTTACCATTATGTCGATTTGTTCGTCCGTACGTGTCCAATAATCTGAATCATTATGTATTTGAACTCTACTATTAAAGGAGGATTTTAAATGAGACTCTCATGGGATAAAGCCGGCGAACGTCTTTACGAGACCGGTGTCGACAGAGGCGTATTCTATCCGTTTACAACGGGCGGAAAATACGGAAGCGGTGTAGCCTGGAACGGTTTGACCGCTGTAAATGAAACTCCATCCGGAGCAGAACCGACAGCATTATGGGCTAATAACAAAAAGTATTTGACTTTAATGTCTGCCGAAGAGCTTGGCTTAACAATCGAAGCTTATACATATCCGGACGAATTTGAAGCATGTGACGGCTCTGCTGAACTAGCAGAAGGTGTTACCATTGGTCAGCAGGATCGCGAACACTTTGGATTCTGTTATCGCTCTCTTATCGGAAACGATGACGTTGGTACCAAGCATGGTTATAAAATCCATCTTGTTTACGATTGCCTTGCTTCACCGACCGATAAAGATCGAAGCACAGTAAATGATTCTCCGGATATTTCACCATTTTCCTGGG